ATTAAAATTAAAACGCTGAGTAATCAAGAGCAGTCGTTTTATCTGTATTACTACAGAAACAACAAAGCACATTTGATGAAGATAGCAAGTCAAGGAACTGACATCGATACTGTGAGACGCATTGCAAGCGATATAGAGAGTCGTATGAGTGTTGATGCACATTATGATCCGTTGCTTGAGAGACAAAAATCAAGACGTGAGATTAAACGTGTTGATATAACTCTTCATCAGTTATTCACAGACTATTTAGATGACATCAACAAGAAGAAGTCACACGATAAGATTCAGCAGATTTACAACAACAACATCAAAAACGTGCTAGGAGACAAAAAGATCAGCACGATTGAGAAAGCAGACATTGTTGAGCTGAAGAGAAAGATCAGCAAGAGAGCGCCTTACGTTGCAAACTCTGTCATCACATATCTGCGTTCTGCGTTTAACTTCGCAATTGAAAGCGATCTATTAGAGAAGAATCCTTGCAGTCGCATTAAAAAGCACGAAGATGTTGAGCGTAATCGTATTTTGTCAAACGATGAGCTGAAGCGTGTTTTTGAAGTATTAAACGAGAAAGCGAAGAATAAAAACAATCATCAAAGCGTTGCATTTATCAAGCTATTGATCTTCACAGGTGCAAGAGTTTCAGAGATTGCAAACATGCGTTTCAGCGACATTAAAGATCGTGTCATAAGACTGTCTCAGCACAAGACAGATCATCTAGGACAAGACAAAATAATCTATTTAAACGATCACACATTGTCGATCATAAACGCTTTAAAACGCACGCATGAAAAAGCAAGAATTATCGGTATTAAAAGCCCGCGTCATTTGTGGGATTCAGTCAGAAAAGAAGCAAACATCGAAGACGTGAGACTACATGATTTGAGACACACATACATCTCATTCGGCATCAATACTCGCACTGTGTCATTCGATGAAATGAAAGATCTAGTCGGTCACAAAGACGCTAAATCAACGCAACGCTATTTAACGAGATCAATTGATACAAACTTAGCTAACGCTGATGCTGTGTCGAATGAGCTTTTAAATCTAATCAACTAAAAAAAAGGAACTAAAATGAGTGAAAACACTGAAACAATCACGTTTGACAATGAGCAATACAACGTCTCAGCTCTAAACGAGCAAGCAATTCAGTATTTTAATATTTTGATGAAACTGCAAAACGAATCAAACGAGCAATCGTATCAATTAAGCAAAACAAACATTGCGATTGAAACAATGTCTGATCGTTTTAAAGCATTGCTTGACGAGCTTGATATAAAGCCTATCGAAGAGACTGTTATTGACACAGAGACTAAAACGATAGAGCAGTAATTTGTTTGTAAAAACAATTTTGCTTTTGTTTATATTTAAAGGAACAAACATGCCAATAATCAACATGAAAGGACTTGATCTGATCAAAGAGTTTGAAGGTCTAAAAACAGACGCTTACAAAGATCGAGCTGGTGTCTTAACAATCGGCTACGGAAGCACAAAAGACGTAAAAGAAAATGATTCAATCACTGAACAGTTTGCGACTGCAATGCTTGATAAAGAGTTGCGTGAATACGAAGGCTACATTGATAATCTTGTAAATGTTCCTTTAAATTCTAATCAACATTCAGCATTAGTAAGTCTGATTTATAACATCGGGCCCACGCACTTTAAAGACAGCACTCTTTTGAGAAAACTCAATGAAGGTAAATACGATGAAGTGCCTTATCAAATGAAGCGTTGGAACAAAGCAATAGTGAACGGAGAGCTAACAGAGCTTGAAGGACTAATTAGACGCAGACAAGCAGAAGCAGATCTATTTAATGAGGACTCGTAATGATTGAAAATGAATTTCAAGTTGACGAGCTAATACATAAGAAAGGTCAAGAATATGGGCACCCAATGAGATTTTTTCGTCAGTTATCGAAAGTGTGGAGTGGAGTGCTTGATGTTGAAATCACTCCTCAGAAGGCGGCGATTATGATGCTACTGTTCAAGTCAGTTCGATTGTATAACAACTCAAACAAAGCTGACACTCAAGATGACATTCAGGGTTATCTTAAAATTGTCGATATATTGAATGATTTTAAATAACCATTAAAAACCCCTTTTGTTGTTTCGCAACAAAAGTGAAAGCCTTAACCTATTAGAGATTTTTTAGAATCATTCTAAAGAATTGGGCTTCTATGTCATCAAAATAACCCATAATTCACAATTACTCGAGTTTATGAATTACTAGGAATTACAAAAAAGATAGTAAAATCAAGCACTTACAGAACTATGTTATAATATAAGAGTAGCAAGAACAGTGACAGTAGCGATCTTTAACAACTAGATGACAACGAGCAAAACTTTAATCTTAATAAAAAGGAGAAAAAATATGAGCAACTATAAAAATGAAGAATTTACTCTTCGACTAACAGAATCTCAAATACTAGAATTAAGAGATGTATTAGAAGATCATATAACCTTTCTTGCCATAAACGAAATGGAAGAACTAGAGTGCATGGAAGATTTGCAAGATAGACTTCATAAAATTAACATATGTAACTGGTAAAAACAAAAACAAGAAACCCACATCATTCATTTGGTGTGGGTTTTTTAATACTTATAAGCAAAATAATATATAATATTTGTAAATTCCTAGAAACCCCAAATACATGAATATCAGTGAGTCAAGAGGAGCGTCAAAGATTAACAGCACAAGTCGAGCATTTTCGTATGCAATATCGAATTGCATTGTGCGGTCTAGTGATTCAAACGATACTTTTAATTTTGNTTTAGTTGATATCCAATATTTCCCGGTGTTGTACCTAGTGTTGTAGNCGCAGGATTTGGGGTAGCATCAACAGATTGTTTTACTTGACTTGNTCTAAATCGTGTTGAAATAGCTTTCAATCCGGGTATTGCCGCAAACCATTTNTTTGCATTTTTGATTCCTAGAACAGCAACGACATTTGTCCACATGTTTTGTAAGGCGCTTATATTAGCCGCGCTAGTATTAGAGAAATTCTGTGTCGTATTGAGCGTTCTGTTTGCGACTCTTGCAAACTGCTGAAGCAAAGCGATCTCTTCTTGTGTATACAGAGCGCTCATTAACGGTTTATTGTCTTGCAACACTTTATTCACATTTGTCAGTAATTTTGCACCGCTCAAGCCTTCTCTTTGTGCGCCTCTACTTTGATTCATTATTTTTAGATAAATTTCTTGTCTGAGCCCATTCCATGAATCTGGAGATAAATTTTCTTTCATTTTAAGCAAGTCACGTTGTAAATTTGCTTTATTAATAAAGCCCAAATTAGAGCTATTAAATATGTAATTCGATGCACTTTCAGGCGCAACAACAAGCTCTCTATTTCCTGATTGTTGGTTGATTTTTGTTAATCGATCCATCAGGTTTCCAGACTCCCATTTTTGCTTGTAGTCTTTATATCCCTTGATTGCGTCTCTCCATGTTTTTATTACAATGTCGTCTCCTTGCAATAGAGCTGTTTCGAGCAAGCTGTCTATTTTATTATCAAGTTGTGTTTTCATTTTACCCAAAGCAACTGATGATTCGTCTCCTTTTCCGCTTCTTATTTTTGAGTTTAGTTGCTTTCTTAAATCAAACAAACCTCTGACTGAAACACTAGAGTCTTTTGCGCCCAGTTCTGTAAAGCGCTTTATAAAGTTCTGCACAGGCAATAAATCATCAATCGCATGATCTTTTGTTATTACTGTTTTTACATCATCGCCGAAACCTTTAAAGATGTTTGATGGCAACACTGTTCCTGATTCTTCTGAAAGCTCTCTTGCTGTAGTAAACGCTTTGTTTGCGTCTGTTTTTGCGACTTGTCTTGCCGCAGACAGTTCAGCTTGAGCTAAAGATCCGCCTTCGCCTCTACTTATTGTTGGCGCTGATCCAGCTAGAATTTTTTGTATTTCAGACATATTGCTTGTAATTGCTTGTTCTTGATCTGCTCTTGCTTGATTCATTATTTGTCTTGCATCGTCTCCGTAGACTCCTTTTCTTGCTTCGCCTTCAATAATTTGTGCTTGTTTGTTTCCTGTTAGTGTTCCTTTCGTCTGTGGAACTTTAACTGGTAAAGATTGTGCTTCAGAATATGCGATCGCTTCTTCTGTAGATGCTGGCTTTAACTCGCCTGAAACAAATTGATTTCTGAGTCGATCTTTAAACTCTTTTGTCATTGCGCTCCATTCAACACCCAATTGTTTTAGTATTTGTTGTCCTTGTGCGGTAAGCTCACCACCAGCGCCAAACATAGAATCGTCTGTTGCTCCCAATCTGATTTGCGTGTTTCTTAAAGCGTTAGCAAGAGAAGGAATCGCAGAGAATAATACATCAGCGCCACCCTGAAAGACGCTTGTGAGCGCGGCTGTTCCAACAGCTTTTGGTATATCAATACCCAAATCTGTATCTGTAACTCCAAGAGATGATAAAGCGCCACTTCTTTGAGCGCCTGATGCTTGTGAAGCAACATCTTCACTAACGCTTAATATTCCACCTGTTCCGCCAGCTCTTACCATGTTGCCACCTATTCCAACACCCTTGTTGCCAACTCCAAGTTTTTTTCCTATACCGAGAAAGCTCAATAGTTTAAACACAGCGCTCATTGTGTCTTGAGTAGACCAGCCTGGCTTGTTTATATAATAATCTCTCCCACCTAATGCGACAGTTGTGTTTCCGTATTGGTCTTGTTTTATTTCTGCATCAGGAAGATTATTTTTGATTATGTTTACAGCATCTTGACCATGACCGCCAGAAGTCAATAGACCCAGAGATGTGGTCCAGGGCGCTGATCCTTTCATGCCTGGTCCTACACCTATGTTTCCTCCTGGGTATAGCTCTGGAGCTGTTGCTATTTCGGGCAATGCTGGATCGTATCTACCTTCTGCTGTTATTGCACCTCTTATTTTGGCGCCTGTTGCTGACCATGTTTCGGGATCAGCCCAGTTTTCTCTTTTTGTCCAGTCACCACCTCTGAAAATCAGGGCGCCTGATTCAAGATTGTATTCTTTACCTACTGCTGGCGGATTTTGCTCTGTAAATTTCATTGACTATTTAAAAAGGATCTGAGATTGGTTCAGAGCCATAAATTCTCATCTTCTTGGCTTTTCTGTCGTAATAAAGATCGCCTATTTTAATGTCTCCGTTTGCTACTGCTTGCTGAAAGTCTGTTGCGCCTGTATCTTCATTTGTTTCCATATCAAACTTTCTAAACAATTCAGCTTCAACATATCCTGAGTTTTCATCTCTTAAAGCGGCATTAAATCCGAGTATTTCGCCATGTTCTGCAACATATCTTTTTTGCAGTTCGAGCATTTTTCGATCACGCTCAGTTGTTGCTAACATAAATTTAACAATCAGTCTGTTTGCTTCTTTTGTTTTACCTAGACTTGCGATTGCTTTTTGATAAAGATTTGCTTCAAAGTCTGATGTTGCACCCGATCCGACTGCTCTCATACGAGGAACAATATAAGAGCTTAGAGCATCAAAAAGCTGTTGAGCGCCTAGATTTTCAACATACGCTTGATCCTTTCCTCCAAATTCTACGAGCCATGATTTGATTGGCAAAAATGCTTCAGTCATAGCGCCAGTCTCAAAGTCTGGATCATCGAGTAAAGTGTCCATTAAATACAGTCTGTCAGTCACATTTTGATTGTCTATCAATCTTTGGTCGCCCTTTGTGAGAGCATCGTACGCATATTCAATACCCATTTGTGATTGTATAGCTGGCATGTTTATCTGTGTCGCTCCTTGCCTCGTTTTTCGTTCTAAAAACTTAGCATATTCAGGATCAGTAGGAGAATCGTCAGTTCTTATATATTCTTCGTATGAAGTAGGGCCCTTTACTGGCGTCATTTGATTTTTGTAAATCTCACCTAAAATAGAAGGATCAGATTTTGCGTATTCACCCATTGCTTCTGACATTTGATTTGTTGAGACAAGTTGATCTATTTGCTTATTAAGACTGGCTCTTTGTTGCTCTTTTCTAGCCCTCTCATTGGTTGCTTCTTGAGCTTGTTGCATAGCAAGTTGATTCGCTTGTCTTTGTTGAGCTTCAGCGCCTATGTTTCTTCCTGCAAATGCGTCACTGAGAGAGTAGAGCATGTTTCCTAGTCCTACGTTACGAGCGTTTCTTTGTTGTTTCTCATAAGTGTCTGCGCCAGCTTGCGTTTCAAAGAAGCCACGTTTTAATGCTTCTTGCTGTGCTTGATCAGGTGTAAAACCGCCGCCTCTTGCGAAGAAAGAGTTGATACGTCTAGGCTCTTGCACTGCAACACGATTCTGCTGTTGAGCTTGTTGCTGAGCTTGTTGCTGAGCTTGTTTCTGCATTTGCTCTAAATATTTTATGTATTCAGGTGTCATTTAATTTTCTCATTTGTTAAAGAAGCCGCCAGCAAATGCTGAACCGAGCAAGCCTACGCCTGCACCAAGCATGTCTCCGAAACCTACTTTTTGTCTTTGTGTTTCATTCGTAGATGAAGGCAAGAAACTGACACCAGACTTGAGACGATCTAGCTGTACGTCAGGATATCCTTGCGCTCTCATGAACTCGCTGAAGTTTGCGTCAAGTTGAGCTTGTTGCATTTGTCTGTTCATTGCGCCGACATTTCCGAGCAGTCCAAGCGTTTTGTATTGGTCTGATAAAAGCCCACTTTGAATTCCTGTTCTGTACGAGCGGTCATCTAGTCCNAGCTGGGTTGCTGTGTCGAAGCCCGATTTTCTTAGATCTGAGACTGTGCGACCTACAGCGTCATAGTAACCACGATCTGCGTCTCCTTCTAGTAGAGCTGAACGAGATCCACCGAAAGCGCCCGCACCGATGGCTCTGTCTTGACTGTCTGCAATTTGTAATTGTCTCGCTCTGTCGAGATCTTGTATTGAACGATCAATGACTTCACTCTGGTACGGATTCATATAAGGCGATATATCAAGTGGTGCGCCACCCATGTTTGCTAGTTGACCTCTAGGGTTATATCCCATTGAGTCACCGAACATGCCTCTTGTTGCATCAAACGCAGTAACATCGTCAGGAGAGTATCCCGCAACAAGCGGATCAGTATAAGGTTGGAAAGGTATATCAGCCGCAGATTTAGCGCCTGAATAAACTTCTTTATACATAGCAAGAAGTTCGGGGTTTATTTCTGTGTTGGTTGTCTGGCTGCCCTTGGACATGAATTTTTACCTATATTTTTTTACTAATTATATTTTCAGCGTGGAAGCCGAGATGTTGAGCTTTTTTTACCCAACCTTTTCTTCCACCGCCATAGAGTTTTGTTGCACCGAAATGACGAGCAAAATTCTCAATGCTCGGCAACATTTCTTCTAAATCATCAAAGCGCCCAGCGCAGAAGATTAAATTCAATGCAGTCGATTGAGGATAAACAACCAATTCTGTCACAAAACAAGATTGCTGGTTGTGGTGCGGAAATAACTGAAAACGTCCAGTTTCGATAAGCTCACGCACGTCACTAATATTATACATATCTTGATATCGAATACATTTAGAAATTAAAGGCTCGCACCAACTCCACACGTTTTCTGACAGTTTATTAGACTGTCGCTGTTGTAGAGAGTACGCCTGCATCGCTCACTTCTAGTTTGTATTTTGTTCCGTCAGGTGACACTAAGACGACTTCTGTTTGATCGCCTCCATTTGCTTCAATGCGTTCACCTTTTTTGAATGATAGTCCGTCTCGTTGTTCGACTTCAGCGACAAGATAATTCATATATTTTTGATCGTATTCGTTCTTTGGCTTCGTTAGTGCTTGTCTCATTATCTGCGACCTCCATTTTTTAGGTCGAGCCTTATGTCACCGAGCGAAAATGATTGATCAGTATCACCTTCAATTGTCATAGATATTTCTCTTGCTGAGATACGACAATCAGAGTAGCCATCGTTTTCAAACGTGACACTACCGAAATCCGTTTGAGCGCCGAGTGGTGTAAAACGACCTTTGAAACTTAGAGTCACTCCCGGCAATGTAGTCGCCTCAGAATCAGGTATCACTTGCGTTGCGTGTATGTAGTTGTCTCCTTTTGCGAGTTGTATTGCGCCTGAAGTTGCTGTTGGTTTAGATGTGCCTAGATCTTTGCTGTTGAATAGACTTCCTTTCTCTTGATAGTAAACGAAACCATTTTCGTCAGAAGCAATCGGATAATCAAAAACGCCTGCATCGTGATAAGCGCTACGATTTAGCTCACCGATTGCCCACGTGTTGTCGATGTAGTTCCATAAAACGTACTTGTCAGGTGTTTTGCTCTCACCACTAGGGAAAAAGAACCAAATTTCATTGTTTGAGCTGTTATGACCTGCACATGTTGCTTTACGATATAAATAATTGATGTTGTCGAATATGTATGAGCTGACAGGACATTTCAGCTCTTGCACTGAGCCATCGTATATAAAGACTGAGCTTTCACCAAGCCACGCGATGAAGTTTCCAGCGCTTGCTATCGCTCGCGGTGATATAGCTTTACAATTTGTGCCGGCATCAGATATGCCATAGATGAAAGGAGATCCTGTGTAGTATAGACGAGCCAGCCCTGTATCTGTCCATACCAAAATGTCTGTTTGCCATTTGAGTGCTGTTAATGCACGACCGCCTGTTGGTATTTGCAGATCGCCAGCTGTGTTTGTAGAAGCCGCAGTCCATGTCGTATTTGCTTCTCTTGATGACCATGAAACTTTGCGTGGATCACTGCTTGATCCAATAGCAACTAAATGTCTTTCGTTGCTGACAACAAGTGATTGACAGCCTGTTGGCGCATTAGTGATTGCTGTCGCAGTTGCATCAGGTGAGCCGCTTCCTGCGTCGGGTCTCCACTGGTACAGTTTGCCGTCTGATGAACAGCTAAAGATTAAGTGTTCGCCCCAGTTGTCAAAAGAATAACTGTGTGCGTTTAAGCCTAAGCCGGATTCTGATCTGGCATCGCCATAATCTTCCACGTTGTAATTAAATGCGCCGTATCCGAGCGGTGAGGTGCTGTCTGGAGTTACAAAGCCAGAAGGAGTTATATCCCGCCATACAAAGTTATAAAGCGTGTAAACTTTTTGATCAGTGCCGATGACTAGAATTTGATCTCCGTCATTTTTGTTGTATGAAAAAATGCCAATTGGAATACCAGTCAAAGCTGTACTGCGAAGCAAATCCCAGCCTTTTATTGGTACTAAAATCCCGTCTTTGAAGCGAATCAGATTGCTAGTGATCCAGCGACCACGATTCTGATAATCAGTGCCGTTGGTGTATACACCGCTTTTGGGAGTTATAGGCAATAGAGCCATACTTAACCGCCTATCGTTTTCGTTTCAGTCGTAGGCGTGATCTGCTCAGTGATATTAGCATCTAATTCATCTTTCATTGCTTGCACTTCATCTTCGCCCATGGCTGTTTC